CGACATATACGTTTGAATTGTCGTATGATGATATTGCAAAGGTTTTGCTAGGCACACCAGTGCCCATTGCTTGCCAAGTGATACCATTCGGCGGTGCAAAAATCATGTTTAAATCTTGAAATGTCCCATCTGGCATAATGACATTATATCTGGTTAGCGGCGCTTGTATTCCATTGTTATTATACTTTTTATATCGTAAACACAAGTCATTACCCATTGGGTAATATAATTTAGTTGGATTTGCACTTGGGTCACTGGCGGAACGCAATGCAAACACGCTGTCCAAATCTGCTAAACTGGGGAACATTTTAAAATTTGACATTGATGTATAATATATTATTTTATATATTATATATTTCGGGAGTTGAATGCATTGACTGCCCTAATCACCATTACAATTATATGATTACCGTTTAATTTTTAGCAAACATTTGCCGCCAAAAATAGACACCGGTTTACTTTTGGTCGTTACACTTTGAGCGCCTGCTTCACAACTATCATCATTGTCTAAATCATCATCATCGTCATCATCTTCTAATAAATCCTCTTCTAATAATTCGTCTTCCTTTTTGTTATTTTTATTATCATTTACAAAAGGCTCAAACATCGGTCGCCACCTGGTCGGCGGATATGCCACGCTATCCGTCCCCACTATTTTGTACTGCTGCTTTTTATAATACGCCTTTCGTTTACACCACTGCCGCTGAAACACCTCGTGCGTATCCACAAAATCATATATTATTGGATGACTATAAGCGTGCTTCGCTCGCAAGATGCGCCCCACAATTTGCACAATATCGGTTTTCGGAGTAATCAAGAACTCCGTATTTAGCGACGGTATATCTAAACCTTCGCTCGCCATTTGGTAGCTACTTAACACTACTTGCTGCTTTTCACTCCGTTTCAGCTCTTGCTCGCTCATACCGCCTACATAATAACCTACCGACGCGAAATTCTTGCACACAAACCGGTTATAAATATACTCCAACACGTTCAAATTGTGCGACATAATAATGGTGTGCGTTCGCTCCAATGGTTTTACATAAGGGTTCTCCACATAGTTCTGTTCATAGGCGAGCACTTTCGCGCAGGCCGGACATTTCGGCCGTTTTTTCGTGCTTTTCGTAACGCCCGTCTTTTTATTCACGCTTTGCTCCAGATTGTATTTTGCCTCCTCCACCACCCGGTTCAAACACGGCAAACAATATTGGATTGCACCGCAGCACGTGTTTTTCATGAGATAGTTGTCGTTTTTATTACAGAGTTTGCAGCACGGGTTTGCGCGGTCCATCGCCGCCTTGTGTTCTGAAACGACGGCCTTATCTACGTTGTCCACGCATATGTAATCATTTAGGACTTTTATTATAAACTCGGTGCGGCCGCTATATGCGCACAGTTTGCTAATCATTGTCGGGATTTGCGGCTGTCCCCTGAAATCGTAGACGGTATCGTTAAAGTCTTCGTCGCCGGTCTTGTATGTGATGGCGCGCACTTCTACTGCGTTTTCCTGCTCTCTTGTCGCTTTGTAAATGACGTCGCCTAGGAACATTTTGAATACTTTAGTGGTGCCGTCTTTGCGGTTCATTGTGGCGGACAGGCCGAGCGTATATTTGGTCACGAGTTTAAAGAGGGCGCGACTGAAAACTTCGCTGCTGATGTGGTGGACTTCATCAATGATGGTTAGTCCGAAGCAGTCAAACATTTGCGCGGGGTATTCTTTCATAGAGAGGGACTGAAGCATACCGAGGACGATGTCTTTGCCCTCAATGTCAATGATTTGTCCCTGAATGCGGCCGACTTTGGCACCGGGTATGAATTGTGTGATGCGTTCAATCCATTGGTTCATGAGGAACTCTTTATGGACAATAACGAGGGTTTTCTTGGCGAGTTTAGATGCGATGTAGAGGGATAAGCTGGTTTTTCCAAAGGCGCAAGGGAGGTCTAAGAGGCCGCCTCCGCCTCCTGCTCCATTTAGCACGCAATCTAGGTAGGATTGAACGGCGGGGACTTGATTAGGGCGCAATGTGCCGGTGAAATGCATAGATATGTCGTCGCCTTCGCTGATTTTGTTAGCGCCAGGTTTGCCAAAATGGAGCTGGCCGAAATAACGGGGGACATATATTTTGCCGGCGCTCTCGCGATACACGGGATATGAAGGTTGAGACGCGTCTTTGGCGCATGGTCCGGATACGTGCGGTTTAATGGTGAGTTCTTTACGAATAAAATATTGTTGCTCAACATTTAATTCATTTTTTAAAATGGTGTATCCCTTTTGGCCCAAATAGGTGGTCAACGTTTTAGGCATAATGGGAGCATCAGTTGAGGTCATTGAAACAAGTGGATAAGATGGTTAAGGGTTGTTAAGGTTGGATGTGTTTAATATATTTAGCGGGTTATGTTTATATTGTTTTGAATATTATTAATATTCTAATAAATAAATTAATAAATTATTATACTATATTATACAATGGAAAGCGTTAGCAACCTGTTTGAAAAAAAACGAAGTAGTGAATTGGTTTTAAGTGGTCTGTTTATCATTTATTTAATAATGGGGTTCAAAATGCCTGGCCCTATTGCTAATGTGGTGGACACGATCTTTGGCAAAGTGGCGATATTATTGTCCTCGTTGTCATTATTCGTTTACGGCAATCCGGTTTTAGGCGTGTTGGGGCTAATGGTTGCCTATAAAATGGTGTCCACTGCTTCAATCACTACCGGGACCGGCCCGATGGAGAGGTTTCAGCCCACAGAAGACCGCAAATGGCGCAATTTTACCCCCATTCATCAATTCCCGTACACTTTAGAGCAAGAAGTGGTGGGCAAGATGGCGCCCATTGTGAGAAAAGATTTGTTTGTGTCTAAAGCCCCTTATAGGCCGACATTGGAAGACTTGCATGATGCGCAATCTGTTCATATGTAAGTTAAAGTGATGAAGCGATTGGCGCGCCAATTTTTGTAATCGTCGGCGTTTTTGCGCGCAAAAAGTCAATTGCTTTGAAACCATATTTTGCGCCAACAATAATCGCTAAAAACACTGCACTGCTAACCAAAATATAAACTGGTTTGCTGTATAAGATGTTATCTACGCTAGCATTCAGCCCTGCAGTATTTTTCACGATTTTAGTTTCTCCTTCGCCTCCTGTCGGTTTGCATTTAATATATATTTGATTATCTTTTGCGATATTTGGACCATTCTTATTGAAGAACATTTTGCTTCCTTTTAACGCGATTAATTTGTTGCCGGTAACTTTTTTCACGTTTTCTGCAACGTTTCGAGTAATGGTGATTGGGTTATACGCATCAAAGACAATAAAATCCGCACTTTTAATAGAACCCGGTTGCAGTCCAGTGTAAAAGTAATATCCAGATTTGGGGATAACGTCGTTCAGGTTGAAATCTGTGATGGTGTTCGTCTGTTCTCCATCGCTGGTCGCTTTTTTAATCGTCTCAAAGATTATCTCATTAACCATACTTTGCGAGTAATAAGAAACATTATCAATAATGGGGATACATACTAATAATACTGGCCCGGTATGTGTAGGCCTATGCATAATAATCATTTCACCTGTGGTCTGTAAGCCTTTGAAAGTATGGAAGGATGGAAAATACAATCGTATGTCATTGATTATATAATTTTTGTTATTGTATTGGACAGGAGGCGTTGCCTTTTTGTCGTAGGTCAGTGAAATGTAGTTTCTATTAATAGTGGCGATGCAGTTGCTAGAGCCATAATTGTAGGTGTAGGCGCATTTGTAATCGCATTCGCCTTTTTTATTTTTGTTTGCGATATCAATAGAATATTGTGGGTTGGTGGTGCTCATTAAATTATACACATAAAAATAATATATAAACCAATTTATATATTATTTCTCTATGAAATTAACTAAAGGAAGAATAAATAAACTTCTGAAAACACATAGACACACGGTGAGACACATGAAAACTAACACCATTATAAACAGAGCAGGCAACCGGAACAATTTCACCATCCGAACCAGTAAACGCCCGCTCAACCTCGCGAACAAAACACTCCATTACAAATAAGGCAAATATTTGATAGTGCTGTTTTCATAGATGGTTGTCTTAAATGGCTCTCCATACCCTTGCACATATAGTACATCATTATTGTAGATAATGTCCACACCATATTCATTCATCGCGTCCTTGCCGTTACGTAAAATGGGGAGTTTGATGTTGTTCTTTGTCATCGTATAATATTGCCATTTCTCGCGATTGGTGAAGACCGGCTTTCCTAAAAGCGGCAATATTTTGTTGCTTTCTTTTTCTTCCTTTGAATTATTCACAGGAGTTAAAATACCTACTTGACGAAAGCTCGCATCTACTGCGCCGATATTAGTGGCCACATTAATAGGCACCATTCCTGGCATTACTTGTTGTTGTTGTTGCGACACGTTGACTAAATAGCGTTCATCTTTTAATGGAGGTTCGTAGGGGTTCATGAGCACATCATGCGGGGCATTGGTGTATCCATAATTGGGGCGAGTGAACATCCCCGGATTGTTGCATTGCCCAGTTTCTTCCTTTATTATTATTTTATCTGTATGATTATGGTTAGACGAATTGAATGAAGACCTACCGGAAAACAATAGGGCAACAATGATAATGCATAAAATAATAACAATCACTAACGACATGTTTTCAATGCAAATAACACCAGGCATACAACGTTTGGCCATATATTAGGCGCTGGTTTTATTTATTCCTAACGTTTAAAAATGTTGACAATATTACTAAAAAATGTTGGCGTTGGCATTCCTGTAAACCCCTCCTTTTTACCGGTCCCCTTACTAGCAGTGGTGCCTTTCAGCTTCTCCATGTCCGCGGCTAAACTTTTCATTTGGTTCATATCCACACCGGCGACCGCGCTCTTGGTCTTTTTTTCGTCCTCCGCGGACAATGCAGTCGCGCCACCTGCCAAACTCTGTAGTTTGGTCATATCAAAGCCTTTTAGCAGCGTGTTCGCTTGGCTCAATAGTGGCGCCATGGATTGCATAGAGGTGTATAATGTCTGCTGCTGTTCCATTAGCTCCATGGTTTCTTTGGTGAGCTTGTCAATTGCCGCGGGGTCTAAAATATTGTCCAAATCTTTGTACGCATTCGTGGCGGATTGCCCGTAATCTAGTTGAGGAGAGCCTCCTGGAGGCGCGTCGCCTTTTTTCTTAAAACCCTCCATGTCATCTTCATCCTCCTCTTCATCTCCACCCTCAAAACCTTCCTTTAGTTCCTCATCCTCATCCTCTTCCTTTGATAATGGGTTCTCCATTCCTTCGCGAGTTTTGGTCGCGACTAGAAAGTTGGTAGCGACCAAGCACACGGTTAAAACGACTGCCATGTTTTTGCTAAAGTTTACCATAATGATGCCGACAATAATAAAGAACCCGACGGCGTTGATATTATTTGCGAGCAAATATCCCAAATTAGAGGTCGCGCTTAAGAAGACGATGGTATATAAAAAATATTTATTGGTGAAGAGCGGGTTCAAAGAACTTTCTAAAGAATTCAAATAATTCATTATATACACTTATAATATATTATTTTATCAACGGTTTATGTCACCAAAAAACATGTAGTGTGATGAGCGGGCAACTATTTATTCACCCTGTAATTTAGAGAGGTCTAGCCCACTCAACATTTTCTTTGCGTTTTCAATTAAAGGGGTAATTGAGTTCATAACTGTGAACAAATCTTTTTGTTTGGTCATCAAATTGGTAGTTCCTTGAGTTAGGCCAGATATGTCGCTGGGACCTATAAAATCAAACCCATTGGCATCATCTTCATCATCGTCGCTCTCATTCAATAGTGCAAAACTTTGTCTAGTAAGTTGATTTTGTATACCAAGTGAATTTAATCTCCCGGCGGCAATTCGTCTGCGGGCAGCGGCAGCGCGCTTGCGGGGGTCTGCTAGTGCTGCTGATGCTCCGGTTGTTGCTACTACTGCTGTTGCTACTGCTGGTACTGCTGCTAGTGCTGCTGATGCTCCGGTTGTTGCTGTTGCTACTGCTGGTACTGCTGTTGCTGCTGTTGTTGTTGCCGCTGTTGCTGTTGTTGCCGCTGTTGCTGTTGTTGC